GCAACCCCAACCCAGTGAGAATCGTGAAAGCGCCTACTGTCGCATCAACCTGATCGTCGTGATCGCCCGCTTCAGGAAAAGACGAAAACTCGTCCAAGTAATCGCTTAGCCATGCCGAACGCATCAGCCGAACATTGCCGTTTGCCACAGCGGCAGCAAAAGGCCTTGCACGTGTAACTTTGTCACCAGTTGAGCGCAGACCCATAAAGTCATACCCGGAAAGAACATATCTTGCGTACTGGTCAAGTAGGGCTTTTCCGGAAGACCCCGGCTCCTGCTCCATGCGGATCGGAACATTCTTTCCGTCTTCGGCAGCAGTTTGGGCAATTAGCGCTTCCACCTTCTCTCCCTTCACTCGCGCTTTTTTAACGTCAAGCACATAGGCAATGCCTTGATCGAGCAGCATTAAAACGCCAACCGTCCAGTCGGGGTTCGGATTTGAGTGCGACGGCTCGGTAGCCGCAAGATCCCAAAAGCGTACAACTCGAGCCATCGAACTAATCTGCGGAACTTCGTGGGCGTCAATAATCCCAAACGATTCACGCGAAAAAAGAGTTCCTAGAGTGGTCGCCCACCAGTCACCGGACTCCAATCGACGTCTTTCAATGGGATCAAGTGTTTGGAGCGCCTGCCTGTACGACTCTGCGTCGATTCCGGGGTTGTCGGTCAGCCGGGAGGGAACAAAAATACGGTTCTGCTCCTGACCCTCCACGATGAATCGTTGACGAACCCAGTTGGGTGCAGGGTTGGAAGCAGACCTCATTCTCAAGGGCACCTGAGACAGTGGTCCGCTCGATGGACGCCGCAAACGAGAGAACAAATAGCGGTAGTCCTGTTCTCTAATTTCCGTAACCTCGTCCATTCCAATGAATTGGAACTCCGCACCCTTGTAACGCAAGTAATCATTCACGTTGTTCAAGTAGCCAAAAGAAATGCGTGCCCCTGACGGAAAAGTGAATACATAGGAGTTTGCGTTCCAGTGAACGTCGTCTTGGGGGGCGAGCCAGTCTCTTGCCCTGTCCATGAGTGCACCCGGAAGCGACAAGTCGGCAAACGTCTTACGAAACAAAATGGCCGAGTAGTTCGGAACATCTACGTATTGAAGCGCAGACATTAAAAGGGCAGAACTTTTTCCGCCACCAGCCGCTCCGCCGAATAGCGCCTCCAGTGCATACGTGCGCAAAAAAACACGTTGAGTGAGGGAGGGCTCTTCTGGGCAATAAAGCGGCTCTTTTGGTTTTAGCCAGTCAAGAACCTTGTTCCAGTCGGTCATCGCAGAATTTCACCTACTTTTTCAGCATTTACCAATGTAGAATCTACTCTAGGTTGACGGACTAAGGTGTTAGCGTGAAAAAAGAAAACAACTTGGATTTTGCGGGAGTAACAAGATTGTCAAAAATCATCGGTTTTCTCACTCGCGAAAATATTGCACACATGCTTATGGTTGCTTTTGTCATTTTTACTTGCATCGGAGCGGCTCTAATCTATCTTCCCGCTGGTTTTATTACATTGGGAGTTACAGCCGGACTTTATGCCTACCTTCTTGGATCTGAATAATGGCTTGGAATAAAACAGAGAATAAGCAACTTGGCGTCGATCAGGAGGTGAAGTCCTCTTTAGGTTTGGGGGCGCCAATTTCCTTGAATCCATCGATGGTGGGACGAGGATACCGAGACGGGTGGGACATTGAACGGGCCTACCGGGAAGGTGTACAGCGAGTAACTTGGGTTTTTCGCTGTATTGACGCCATTGCTGGAAATCAAGCCCGACTCCCCGTAGTCCTGAGAAAAGACAATTCACCACAGGGCGAGATATTAAGTAAATCTAATGAAGTTTTAGATCTACTTAACACTAAGTCCAACGAGGGGGAGAACTCCTTTATTTTCCGCTTCCGACTGTCAAGTCAATTGCTGATGAGCACTCGCGGCGTGTTCATTGAAAAGGTGCGCGGCCGGGGGGGCAAACTCATTGCCCTGCATCTGCTGCCCCCCCAGCACACATCCCCGATTCCAGATCCACGAAAATTTGTTTCCGGATTTGAAGTTTTACTTCCCGGCGGCGGGAAGAAAATTATTAGACCAGAAGATGTTGTTTGGATTCGACGCCCACATCCGATTGATCCTTATCTTTCTTTGACGCCAATGGAGACTGCTGGCGTGGCAATTGAAATTGAAAATCTTGCAAAGATTTACAACAGGAACTTTCTTTACAACGACGGACGTCCGGGTGGGCTCTTGGTTGTGCGTGGAGAAATGGATGAAGACGACAAGGAAGAACTTCGTAGTCGTTTCCGTGGGAACCTGAATAGAGCGGGCCAGACCTCCGTTATCGCTTCAGACGATGGAGTCGACTTCGTTGACACCTCATCGAACCCTCGCGATGCCGCTTACATCCAAATGCGTCAAATTACAAAAGAAGAGATTCTGGCCGCTTTCGGTGTACCTGAGAGCGTTATTGGCAATGCCGCCGGTCGAACATTTTCAAACGCTGCAGAAGAGGGTCGTGTTTTTTGGATGGAGACCATGCAGCCCCATTTGGAAGTTATCGCTCGGGCTTTAGACGAACTTCACGACCAGTACTACATTGATTTCGATACTTCCAGTGTTCCAATTCTTATTGTTGCCAAGCAGGAGCGGCAACGGTATTTGATGGATGAATTTGGAAATGGCTTAATTACGGGCAATGAGTACCGTGAAGGAACGGGTCGAAGCAAGATCGAGTCCGAACTTATGGACTCAATGCTTGCTAATCCGAACTTGACGCCAATCGGAAATACCGAAAAGCCTTTTAATGCCGCAGCCCCTCAAACTCCCGTAGACATGGTTCCAACAGGGGAAGCCGCAGCCCCCGAAGTTCAGGCCGAAGCCCCAGAAACGGCAGTACCGGAGCAGACGGAAATTCCCGCAGAACCCGCCCCTGAGGAAGAAGCGACGTTGACGGCTCCGATCCTTTTTAAGGATTTGCTCAACAAGGACCAGCCGGACGAGTGGGAAATCAAGTCAAGTCAATCAGTTGACAGGTGGACGGAAATTTTTGATCGCTCCTTGGAGCGCCTTTTTGAACGTCAGCAAAGAGTTGTGCTGGAGAAAGCAATGGGAGCAAAGGCCCGACGAGCCATTGCGGCTGGGGAGTTGCCGGTAGATGCAATTTTCGATAAAACCGTATGGAATAAGCAACTCGATGAAGACCTTCGCCCTGTGATTACGGCGATTGTGCGAGATGCTGCTGACATGGGGACGAGCCTGTCAAGCAAAGTTGATAAAACGGATTTTGTTTTTGATGACGAGGCCCTAAAGCAGTATGTGGATGCCCAGATTTACAGAATCCAAAAAGCCAACGAAACGACAAAAGAAGAAATTGCTTCAGCGATTTTAGTTGTACTTCTGCTCGGCAGCGACGAAGACAAGATGGGTATTCTCCGCACCGCTCTTGGAGCAATTTTTGCCAACTTAATTGGCGCTCGCGGACGCCGCATTGCAGAAAATGAAACGCAAACTGCTTTTAACGCTGGAACTTATTTTGCTGCTGGCGCTGCGGCAAAAAATAGCGCGACTGGAGTTAAAAAAACTTGGCTAAGTCGACGTGATGGAAAAGTTCGAAGTGCTCATGCGGCGCTACATGGGAAAAAAGTTGCTTTTTCAGAAGGTTTCAAGACCGATGGATCGCTTTTGCGATTCCCCGGAGACCCCCTTGCTCCACCCCATTTGACGATTAATTGTCGTTGCAGGCTTCGATTCGATTGACGGTTTATAAAGTTTATTGAAACCTCTTTTAATTTATTGAAACCCTTCCATGTGGGTATTGGTACTGCTCTAACCTATTGAGATACGCCTTAATTCCACAAGGTAGGGAAATGTCAACCGATTTTCAAACAAAGTCTATTCCCGGTCAGTTAAACGTTGATCAGGCAGAGGGAATTGTTGAATGCTTCGTTGCGGGCATTGGCAATAAAGACTCAGTAGGAGACATTGTTCTTCCCGGCGCATTCGAGGGAAGCCTAAAGCGCAGGAAGCCACGCGTCGTTTGGGGGCACGACTGGAACCATCCGATTGGCCGAGTTCTGGAAATTTACGAGGTTGGACCCAATGACCGCCGCCTACCGGAAAAAATGCGCGCTGCTCGAATCGGGGGGCTGTTTGCAAAAGTCCAGTTCAACCTTAAAAGCGAAAGAGGTCGAGAAGCCTTTGCAAATATTTCATTTTTTGGGGCTGAACAAGAATGGTCAATTGGCTACAAAACTATTCAAGCCGTTTACGACAACACCCGACAGGCCAACCTTCTAAAAGAAGTTGAACTCTACGAAGTCTCCCCCGTCCTCCATGGGGCCAATCAACTGACTGGAACTATTTCGATCAAGTCCGACGACGCTAAAGACCGTGTCACTTCTTTTAAGAAGTCCAAGTGGCCGATGTTCGACCGAGCCTATGCGGAACGAATTAAAACTGAACACCCAAACATCTGGGACAAGGGTGGCAACATTAAGGGTGATGACCAGTACACAATTCTCACACGTATTGCTGAACAGGGCGGCACAGCCAAAACCGAAGATCAGATTCAGGCATTGGAACTTCGCGAAGCGTGGATCGCTCGTCATCTAAAGGATTTTCAACTTCCGGGCGTAGTTGCCCAAATGAAGTGGCTTGCGATTGGTTCCCGTGGCGAAGGACACATGAAGGACGTTGTCCGGGAAGCAATCAGCAAGTCTTCGGATGGGAAGGCTGAAGCAGCATGCCCAATCGCAACTAGGGACGTTGCGGTGAATCTGGAAAACCGTCAAAAGGCTATTGAGTCTGCTGGCTATGGGCCGTTAAACCCTGAAGAGCCAAACCTAGATTTTTGGGCCGGAAAGGCTCGTCGCTGGGACGTTTCAACTGAGGATGCCCAAAAGCAAAAGTGTGGTAATTGTGCCGCTTTCGTGAAGACCGAGCGAATGATGGACTGCATTAAACAAGGTCTCGCAAACGAATCTGGAAATGAAGCCGAAGGCGTAATTGAAGCAGGTGACCTCGGCTACTGCGAGGCGTTTGATTTCAAGTGTGCTGCTGCCCGTACTTGTGATGCTTGGATCGGTGGTGGACCTGTTACTAGCGAAAGCGAAGAGCAGGAAAAGGGCTATGGCTATGGCAAGCCACATAGCGGCGAAAATCGTGAAGAATTGTTAGAAATGTGGCGACGTCTTTCCGGTTACGCCGCCGACCGCGAAGGTTCGTCCGATGACGACCCTCGCGAAGAATTAGATGAGATTGCTGAATCCGCAGGCATGTCGAATCCCGCAATGGGCAGGCAGGCTGTGCTGGCCCGCTCACTTGCCAATGAATTGCGAAGCCCTGTAAGAATTCGCACCATGACATCGAATACTGTTGTTTTCGATGTCATGGATCCGTCCGATCCAGATGACGTGACCACTATGAGGTCTTCTTGGCACGCCGAAGAGGGGCGTGTAATGATCGGCAAGCCAGAACGCGTAAGAGTCGAAACCGTTTACGTTCCAATGGAGGGCGGCGGTGGACAAGCGTATTCCGGCGATGCGGAAAAAGGCCTTGGTGCAACTATCGGCGGTGGACGCTCGCGTGAAGGACAAAGCGAAATTGACCGTGACGGCGACGGGGTTATTTTTGATGGCACCCCCGACGAAAGACCCGCCCCTAAAAAGCGCCCCCAGCAAGAGTCTCGCCCTGCAGCAAACCGGGCCACCTCAAACTCCAAGGCTAGTTATCACCGGGCCAGATGGAAGAATGGTGAAAAAAGTTTTTTCCATGAAGATGGCAGCGGCATCATTCAAGATTCTAACGGCAAGGAGTATTCAGTCGGCAACTGGGAAGAAGCGCCAAGCAAGGTGTATTCCAACGTCCCAAAAAATCTACGCTCCAAGGCAAAGCAGGCCCGTGAAGCGGCCCTCAGGAAGGCTCATACTGAGCGGTGGAATCGCGAACTTGGTGGTGCGGGATACGAAGATATTCTGGCTCGGGCGCAGAGAAAAGCCTCACTTGGTCGGGACGCAAATCTTCCCAGATCATGGAAATTTAACGACAGCGACGGGCACACCACGACAGTTGAGGAGGACGGATCAGGCGTTGTCCGTCATCGTGATGGTGGTGTCGTGTTTTCCTACGGCGGGTTTGATGATCCCGAAGCCCTTGCCGAGACGCCTGCCGAGATGCGTAAAAGATTGCAGAAAATGCGGGCATATCAGTGGGCAAGCAATCAGGTAGCAAGAGCCTCTTTGGAAAAGAGTGCGGATAGCGACATGGACGTAAAGGCTGACCCTCGGGCCGGAATTCCCCAAGAGGCCATTACGGGCGACATTCTGCGAGGCTACGGTCCACGACGCGGCAACCTTGAACGCCTACTGAGGTATTGGCGACCAATTATGAAAAAGCCCGGTGGCTTTAGGCGCTGCCGGGTCATCCTTGCTGATCATCCTGAGTTGTATCCGTTGGAAAACATTTGTGCTTGGCTTCACCACGAAACAACTGGGCTTTGGCCAAACGAAGGTTGCCATCATCCCGGCATGAAAAATTGCAAACGGAAGTTGCGCGGCGTGCGCGATGGTTCGATTTGGTCGGATGCCGAATTCGGCAAACGCATTCGTCGTCGTTCGGGAAATAAAAAGGACTTGGACTTGGACGACTACGAAGACATGGGCGAAATTACCGATGAGGACGTCAAGTACGCCAATCGTGTTTTGAACGAATTCCTTGCCGAGGAAAAAGAGTTTGCCGCATATTTGGCAGATGAAAAAAACTGGGAAGAAATTGACGATGACGATGACTCCTACGAGGGTTCCGGCTGGGTGAAGCCTGACAATTGGGATCGGAAGCCGGGTGGTTGCGGTTGCGGTTGCGCTGGCAAGGGTGGCGCAGGTTCTTGCTCCCCCTACAAGTCGGTTGAAGACAGCCTCGATGAACTGAGGGAAAAGGTTGGCAGGTCATTGAACTCCCGTAACGCTGAAAGGATTGCGGAAGCGATTCGGCTTTTAACGGAAGTTATTGGCGGGGGTCCCGAGCCTTCCATGGAGAGGAAGCAAGACGGCGGACTTTCCATTGCTGTGCCAATTGACAGCCTTTATGAAATGCGTGAAACCATTGACCCGATTGTTGACTATTACGGTCTGGATGTTGAGGTTGACGAAGATGGTGTTCACGTTAAGGGTGAGTTGGCCCAAAGTGTTGTTGATGCTCTCAGCAATGCCGTCAATGTTTTTGAGGAGATTCAGACTAAGGGTTTTGAGGAAGTTTAAAAAAAATGTCAAAACAACTGAACTTCCTATTTTCTCTTGATACAAGCAGTAATGTAGTGATTGTCGATTGCGCGTCACATGGCGTGCCAGCAAAGAAAGATTAAAACGCCATGCAGAACGAGGAAACTTCAATGGACGAAATGGACGAAAAAGCAGTTGTTCGCGTCGACGGCGACGGGAACGCTATTAAGTGCGCCAAGGGACTGACCCAAGGTTGT